GGCAGGTCCGGGCAGTCTCTCAAATAGCCACTACATAAGCACGAGTGATGAAATAGTACTGGGGAGGTATCCAAAACTGATAACGTTATCACTTTTATAAGGTATTCCCGACGGCGACTGGATAGCACTAGGGAGTTGTCTTGCCTACCCCCGCACAAAAAAATGCGGCAGCGCATGCATGTATATATATATCCCCTCAGATATTTACAAAAATACTAGGGTTTATCATCAATACAACAAACTAGGGAGTGTTACAAAAATAACACATCTGGGACACTAATTAGTTACCTCTTAGCTTATTTTTATATTATTTTATAGATTACTATTGTAGAACTAATTAAAAAGTGTTATAATAGTACTATGGAGAATTTAAATAGTAACTACATTGAGTCCTACATTAACCTTGAGGCCTTGTTGTCTCAACAAATAGAATTACAATGTAACCAAGACTTCCTTTCCTTTGTGCGCTTAGTAGCACCTACTATTGTGTCTGACTTCAAGATGGGAAGACATATAGAAATAATATCAGAAAAACTACAACAAGTAGAAAATGGTGAAATAAAAAGACTGATGGTCTTCCTACCACCACGTTCATCAAAGTCTGTTGTCTGTTCTAAACTCTTTCCTGCATGGTACATAGGTAGAAATCCCAAACACGAACTATTAACTATATCACACAGCGATCAACTAGCTAGTGACTTCGGTAGATCGGTCAGAGATATTGTTAATATGGAAATGTTTCAAAAGGTATTTCGTGGTGTGGCACTGCGTAGTGATGTACGAGCAGCAGGTAAATGGAAGACAAACCATGAAGGAACATACTATGCGGCTGGTGTTAGATCACAGATAGCAGGACGAGGAGCGCATGTAGCAATCCTAGATGATGCGATGTCTGAAGAAGATGCAATCTCCAGTGCAGGTAGAAGGTTTATCAAGGAGTGGTATCCTGCTGGTTTAAGAACACGTATCATGCCAGATGGAGCTATTGTTATAATCAATACCAGATACCACTATGATGATCTATGTGGCTGGCTCTTAAAACAACAAGAGAACATGCCAGACTATGAAACATTGCCGTGGGATGTTGTTAAGATACCTGCATGGCTTGATGATGATGCAGCAGAACTATTGGACCTACCTGTAGGGTCTAGCTATTTCCCTGAGTGGAAACCAGATCGTGTACTGAAGGTAGACGAGAATGAGATCAAGGCATCCAACGGTAGCCGCTACTGGAACGCTCTTTACATGCAAGACCCTACACCTGAAGAGGGTGGCCTCATAAAAAAGAAATGGTTACAGAACTGGGAGTATGACGAACCACCTTCCTGTGACTTTGTAATACAAACATTTGATACAGCCTTCTCTACATCTAACACAGCAGACTACAGTGTTATACAGACATGGGGTATCTTTCACCTATATGATCAAGACGAAGAAGGATATGAAGACTATGCATCTAATCTTATATTGCTTGGGAATGTCAAGGGTAGATTTGAATATCCTGAACTAAGACGAATATCACAGAAGCTATATAATCAACACAAGCCTGATCTTTGTATGGTAGAAAAGAAAGCCAGTGGGCAGTCTCTCATACAGGACTTACGTAGGTCTGGCTTACCTGTGTTAGAATACAACCCAGACAGGGATAAGGTATCCAGAGTCTACGCTGCTACGCCCATGATGGAGTCAGGTAGGGTATGGATACCAATGAACAAGAAGTGGGCAGATGATCTAGTGGAGGAGCTTATACGGTTCCCCAATGCAGCCCATGATGACCAAGTGGATGCCTTAACAATGGCTGTTCACTACATGAAAGACTCCTGGCATCTAACACATCCTGATGATCCTGACTATGAAGAGATGCCCCGTACTAAGAGGGCAACCTACTGGAATGTCTAAGATGATTTGTGAGAATGATAAAACTGTGGTATAATAGAAGCAGGGTTTAAACTTGGGGAATCACTATGGCAAATGATTATATGGCAAAGTTAGCGGCTGATCTAGAAGGCATGTCTATGATGCGTAGCCCTAAACCTATGACTGTTGTCTATAGAGATGCAGGTGGTGATCTTGGTGGATTTGATTATGATTTATTAGAAGCTGCTGATATAGCAGCAGATGAAGGTTTTAGTGATACTGGTGGAGCTAATACGCAAGGCAACATGGATGCAGTAGATGCTATGGCTTATATGCAAGCTGCCATAGCTGATCCTAATTTACCAACTGGTGATCAGTTTGATCCTTCTACTCCAGCTACTCAAGCAGCAAGAACTTTAGAAAAAGAAAAACAAGAGCAATTAGAGTTATTTCTTCTTGTAGAACAATTAAAAAATAAAAAACCTGGAGAGCAAGTAACTTCACGATCAGGAAGAACTTTAACAAAAGCAGATGTAGAAGCAAGAGATGCAGAACGTGCAGCTAAAGCTGATGCCCAAGCAAAAGATTCGCTTCCAAAAGATAATGAAGGGAAAGTAAGTTATAACGCTCTTTTTGATAGATACGCTACTCCTGAAGAAAGACAAATGAAAACAGAAATAAAAAATGGAGTTACAATTAGAACTAATAAAGTAGATCCTCCTGATACTTCTGAATTAATAGATAGACACTACAAATCACTTGGACTTGTTGAAGTAAAAGATAGAGCAGGAAAAACAAGATTATCAAATGATCCAGGTTATGGATATTCAAAAGAAAATGTATATGATAGGTTAAAAAGTAATCGTGACGAATGGGAAGATATAAAATTTCTTTCTTCTACTTTACCTGCTGGTGCTAGACTTCGTGACAGGTCTGGTAATCTTCTTGCTCCATTTAGAGAGGAATCAATAAGTACAGTTGGTTTTCCAATTCAAACTTTAACAGGATACTCTGGACCGTCTTTGTCTCCTCTTGCAAAAGGTGGTAAAGTAGATAGCATACAGGCACTGGCTGATAGCCTTGAAAGTTATGGGCGTAAAGGCGATACTATGCTGGCACACATCAATCCCAAAGAAGCACAGATGCTTATGGACAAAGGCGGTGCAGGTACAATCAATCCCATGACTGGCCTTCCTGAGTTTTATGATGGTGACGAAGGAGGTTTTGGAGACGGTGGTTATGCTGGCTCTGGTGATTTTGGTGATGATGCTGGTGGTGGTGGTGGTGATTTTGATTATGATTATAATTTAGAAGAAGCAGCAGATATAGCAGCAGCAGAGCAAGCAGCAGAAGCAGCTTATACTGGTGCACAAACTCCTGAAGAACAACAATACAATCTTCCTCCAGGCACACTTGATCTAGTAACAGGTGTAGGCAGAGGAGGCCCAGGAGAATTTTCTGGTGGCCCTGATGATAGAGCAAGCACTATTGATGCTTTAGATAGAATATTTAACAAAGAAGGTATACCACAAGAATTTGTTCCTTACTTTAATTCTTTAAAAGATAGAGGACTAAGTAATGAACAAGCTATGGCTACATTAGCTGCGGTAGCAGGAACTCCTGGTGGAGCGCAAGGATTAACATCTGGATATACTGATGGTTATTCTTTTGGTGGTCCTATGGGAACTTTAGAAGACCTTATAGAAACAGGACAGACAGCTTCTTTAGAAGAAAGAGCAAAAAAAGCAAGAGAAAAACAAGAAGCTAAAGAAAAAGAAAAAGATGAAGAAGGTGTAGCTCCTGCTTCATTAGCTGATTATGAAGAACCAGGATTTATGGATAGATTCGCAAGCATACTTGGTTTTGATGATTTTAGTTTAGCTAGTCTTAATCCTTTTACAGTGACACCAGAACAACAAGCTATTATGCAATCTTATAGGGATCAAGGTTTAACGGTACAACAAAGAAGTGATATGGATAATTTGATAGGATTAGGAATTGGTGCTGCGTTACCAATACAACTTAGTGGTCCAAAGTTTATTGCTGAACAAGCAACAGATACAGGAATTTTTGCTCTTGCTACTGATCCTGCAACTGGCTTTGAATATTTAATAGATAATAGTGGTGGTCTTCAACTTGCTCCTGGTCAGTTAGGAGATGAGTCTAATCAAGATGGTGGTAATGAACCTGCTATAACAAAGAAAAGAAAAGCAGCTACAGAACCTGTAGAAGAAAAAGATGTAACAAAAGATGTAAATAAACCTAGCTTTCCACAACAGTCTCTTCCAAGATTTACAAAAGGGGCGATAGAAAATTTAAAAATTTCTTTAAAAGATGATCCTGAAAAACTTGCACAAATTTTACAAAACTATTCAATACCTGATGAATATAGTGGATTAAGGACGTTAGTATAATGGCAACAGAAAAAAATCCATATGACATAATTCCACAAGAAGGTGCAGAAGTAGTACCTCTTAATATGGAAGATAATGATATACCTGCTACATTTGAAGTAGCAGATGATGGTGGTGTTATCGTAGACTTCTCTGGCGCTACAGAGATGGAAGCAGATGAAGCTGTTGCTGAATGGTACGGCAACATGGCTGAAGATATGAGTGAAGAAGAACTAGAGGAGATTGCAGAGACTGTTCTTGAAAACTATGAGGCTGATAAAGATTCCCGTTCTGAGTGGGAAGCTATGTTTGAAAGGGGCTTTGAACTTCTAGGTCTTAAACTACAACAAGGTACGGAACCATTTGAGGGTGCATGTACAGCAGTTCACCCACTACTGATTGAGTCTGCTGTTAAGTTTCAATCCAAAGCATCTAATGAACTGTTCCCCTCTAATGGTCCTATCAAAGCACAGATACTGGGTGACTCAACTACAGAGAAAGAACAACAGGCCAATAGAGTTCAAAACTTTATGAACTATCAGCTTACGGAGCAGATGCCTGAATACTTTGAAGAGTTTGAGCGGATGCTGTTCCATCTGCCACTGATTGGGTCTGCCTTTAAGAAGATGTACTATGATGCTACGGTTAAGCGTCCACGTTCAGAGTTTATTCCTATTGATCAGTTCTATGTGTCTTACTATGCGTCTGACTTATCCAATGCAGAACGCTACACACATGTAATCTATCGTAGCCCTGTAGAGTTACAAAAAGATATTAAAGCTGGTATCTATCTAGATACAGAATTAGTTACACCATCCACTAATCCTGTCACAGGTTTTAGTGAAAAGATGGATACAATTATTGGATTATCTCCTGACTATGATAACGATCCACAATACGTTCTTCTTGAACAACACTGCTTCTTAGATATTGAAGAAGAAGAGTCTTGCCCGTATATTGTTACAATAGAGAAAGACTCTAGAAAAGTTTTGAGTATTCGTAGGAACTATAAACAAGATGACAAGAACAAAGAGAAGATAAGCCACTTTGTGCATTATAGATTTGTTCCTGGTTTTGGGTTCTACGGACTTGGCCTTATCCACTTCTTGGGTAATTTGACTATGAGTGCCACTGCCGCAATGAGATCATTAATAGATGCAGGGCAATTTGCAAATCTACCTGGAGGGTTTAAGGCAAAGGGGCTACGGGTTGTTGGCGACAATGAACCTATATCTCCTGGCGAGTTCAAGGAGGTTGAGGCAACTGGTGTAGATTTATCAAAGGCTATTATTCCCCTTCCTTATAAAGAGCCTTCCTCTGTTCTATTCCAGATGTTGAATTTCGTAACTGCTGCTGGTCAGAAGTTTGCGGATAGCACAGAACAAGTTATTTCTGATGCTGCCTCCTATGGACCCGTTGGAACAACAATGGCCCTGCTAGAAGCATCAAGTAAATTCTTTAGTGCTATTCATAAACGACTACACAAATCACAGCGAGATGAATTTAGAATCCTTGCTAGGATTGATTATGACTATCTTCCAGGTGAGTATCCATATGATGTACCATTTGAAAGTCGTAGTATCTTCAAGGCTGACTTTGATGGTCGTGTAGATATTGTTCCTGTATCTGATCCTAACATACCTAGCAATGCACACCGTATGATGCTTGCAAACATGGTACTGCAAATGGCACAGCAGTCTCCTCCTGGTATGTTTAATATGGAAGAACTTAATCGCACAATTCTTAATGCTACGAACATGCCAAATGTAGACGAGATTATTCCACCAAAAATTACAGCACAGCCACTTGATCCTGTCTCTGATATAATGGCAGCAACAAAAGGTATGCCCATTGCTGCCTTTGCTGGTCAGAACCATGATGCTCATATACAAGTAAAGATGGCCTATATGCAAGACCCTGCTAATGGTGGTAATCCTATTATGCAACGTATTGCTCCTATCTTACAGGCTAACGTACAAGAACACTCTGTAATGAAGTATCAAGAGCAAATGAATGGTGTTGCACAACAAATGCTTCAACAGGTTGATCCTTCTCAGGTTACACCTGCTGCTACAGAGATGGCATTGGCCCAAGCAGCACAACAGGTAATGAACGCTAATATGGCTGCTGGTGTAGCACAGTCACCAGAACAACAACTTGTTGCTCTTGAACAAGCCAAAGTACAGCTTGAGCAAGCCAAGGTACAAGCACAGACAGCATCTGATGCAGCAGAACTTGAGTTAAAGAATAAAGAACTTGAGATGAAAGAAACTGGTCAGATTATAGATATGCTTAAATCTACAGCACAATCTAAATCTAGAGAAGAACAGGCTGAAGAAAACAGAGTATCTAAAGAAGCAATCAAAGAAGCTGAACTTCAAACTAAATTACAGATAGAAGAAAACAAACTTGATCTAGCAGATAAAAAAGAGTACGTTAAAGTTCTTGTTGATATGTTAAAGAAACAAATGGAAGATGACAAGGAGATGGATCAAGCTGCTCTTGAGAATTTAATTAAACTAGCAGACAGTCAATTTAAGGAGATGAAAAATGATGCAGAAGGGTAAAGGCTATCCGTCTCATGTGAAGGACACTGATAAAAGTTTTGGTGATCCTTACAAACAAGATATTACGGGTGGTCGTAATATTCGTAGCGCACTTAATAAGTGGGACGAAAGCTCTTGGAAAATTTCAGATTCTAAAAAAAGTAAGTAATGGAAATCTGGGATGAAATCGGGGCAGAGTTTAATCAAGAGATAGAAAGACTAAGAGCTACTCTTGGTGCAGGTATTGCAGAAGATTTCTGTCACTATAGACAAATAGTTGGCTCAATTCACGGTATCGAATGGGCTAGGGATAATTTAAGAGATATCGTTAAAAAACGATTACATATGGAGGATGACTAAATAAATGCGACAAGTAGCTATGGGTGGGGCGGTTAAAAATGATTTATGGATTACAGATGTAGAAGAGGCTCCTGATCCCTCTCCACTACCAGAACTACCAGGATATCATGTCCTAGTTCGTCCTATATCTGTTAAGAGTCAAACTAAAGGTGGAATATTTATTCCAGACTCAACTAAAGAAGACATGTCTTATCTTACTACAGTAGGAAAAGTTATTGCTCTAGGTGATCTAGCATACGCTGAAAAAGATAAGTTTCCTAATGGTCCTTGGTGCGAAGTAGGAGACTATGTATGCTACGGTAAACATACTGGCACCAAGATGTTTTATAAAGGTGTTCGTTTAATTCTTCTCTTTGATGATCAAATTGTTATGAGAGTAGAAGACCCTAAAGACCTTGATCCTACATTTAATTTAACAAAAGGGTCTGCATGATTTGGGAAAACAACATTTTTATGGTATAATAGTAGTATAACGTAAAATACGTTTGTGTCGTTAGCAACGGAGAAAAGTAATGGATAATGAGAATGATGGTTGGGCAGAAGTAGATGTTTCTGCTAAACCCGAAGAACAAGAACAAATAGAGTTTGAACTTGAAGAAGAAGAAGAAGTAGAGGAGAAACAAGAAGCTCAACCAGAGGAGCCTAAAGTAGAGGAGCCTAAAGTTGAAGAAGAAGAAACTCCTAAAGAGTTAGAGGGTATAGAAACAAAAGGTGCTGAGAAAAGAATACGTCAGCTTATTCGTCAGAGAAAAGAAAGAGAAGAAACCATTCAAACTCTTCTTGCTCAAAACGAAGAACTTAAAAATAATCTGAGTAAGAAAGATAAAGAAGTTGTTTCTATTACTAGCAATAGTTTAAATGCTAATGAACAATCATTAGAAAAAACTGTTAAGATGGCTAGAGAAGCTTATCTTGAAGCTTTTGAAAATGGTGAAAAAGAAAAAGTATTAGAGGCACAAGAAACATTAAATAATGCACAAGCAGATTTAAAGATGCTTCAACGCATGAAAGTAAATGCAGCAAGACAGCAGCAAGAACTTGAAGCACAAGAAGTACAACCAGAACCACAAGCGCAACAGCAACCTCAATCTACTGCTGTTGATGTTAAAGCCCAAGAGTGGGCAGAGAAAAATGATTGGTTTGGTGACGATACAATTAAGACTGCTGCTGCGTTAGCTCTTGATGCAGAACTCAAGTCAGAAGGATATGATCCAAATGATAATGAATTTTACGAAGAAATTGACAGACGCTTGGAAAAAGCTTTTGGAGGTTCTTCAGTCCGTGTGGAGGAAAACACGTCACAACCTTCTCAAGTGGTCTCTGGGGCTTCACGCTCGTCTCAGAACTCTCGTTCAAAAGTTAAACTTTCTAAAGAAGACGTAAGACTTGCGAACAAATGGGGGATACCTCTTGAACAGTACGCCGCAGAGAAGTTAAAAGTAACGACTGCTGACGGTGAGTACACCAACATAATATAAGCGTGGGAGATAAACATGACACGAAATGAATCACGTACTAGTAACCAAAGAGAAAATTTAGAACGAGAAGAAGAATGGTCGTTTGAAGAGCCAAACGCTCTTGAAATTCCTGAAGTTGTTAAAGAACGCTTCGCATCAGAGGGTTTGACTTTACGTTGGATACGGGTCTCCTTTAACGGCCAAGATGACTACACAAACGTAGGCAAACGTCAGCAAGAAGGCTGGGTGTTTGTTTCTCCTGAAGAAGTACCTGAATTGGCTACTACCTCTTTCGTGAGAGAGGGTGGACGGTATGAAGGCACAGTAAATAGGGCTGATCTTGCTCTAGCTAAAATGCCAGCCAAAAAAGCTGCGGCTAGGAATAAGTACTATGAAAATAAAGCTAACGATATGATGGATGCTGTTAACATGCAGCTTATGAATAATTCTGATTCTCGTCTAGCAAATATGCCTGTAACTAATTCTAGTCGTTCTGTTACAACAAAGGGAAGACAGCCCTCTTTTCAGGACTGACTTCTATAACTAAGGAGATGAAACATGTCTACTACTAAAGCATTTCGTGGTTTCATTCCCGCACGCAAAAAAGGTGGAGCTTACAATAATGAAGCTGTTACTGATACGATTGCGTTAACTTCTACTGGAATGACTGGTTCCCCTACGAACAGCATTTTTACGGGTGATCCTGTCGTTCTTCCAGGTGCTAACTTCACAACGATTAGCCCCTACATTGCAGCAACTCTCAAGCCGTCAGGCGTATTCATGGGTTGCCAATATGTTGAGAACGGAGAGCAGAAGTTTTCCAGGTATTGGCCTGGAGGGACGAGTGCCACGGACGTTAAGTTCTTTGTAATCACTGATCCTGATCAGACGTATTACATTCAAGCCTCTCTTTCACTTTCAGTGGCAGAGTTGCTTCCTGTTAAAAACTATAATGTAACTGTTAGTTCTACTGCCTCCTCTGGCAGCACGACTACAGGTCAGTCCAGCTACTATCTAGACGGTGCGTCTGGTACGGAAGCAGCGGCTGCTGTTCGTGTAGTTGGTAAAGCTCAGTTCCCTGATGAGAAGGATTCTGATGCTTATCCAATTGTAGAAGTATGGCTCAACCATCACCGTGACCGTTTTGTAACGGCTACGGCATCAACGGCTTAATAGGGAGGATTTATTATGGCTATTAATAGAGCTAGTATTAGCAAACAACTCCTTCCTGGCCTTAATGCCGTTTTCGGAATGGAGTATGGAGAGGTTAATAACGAACACGAATCTCTCTATGATGTAGAAAATTCAGATCGTGCTTTTGAAGAAGAAGTGCTTTTCACTGGATTTGGTACTGCCCCGACAAAGGGCGAAGGTGCTGCTGTCAGCTATGACGGAGCGCAAGAAAGCTACACGGCTCGTTACTCACACGAGACGGTTGCTCTTGCCTTTGCTGTAACTGAAGAAGCAATGGAAGACAATCTCTATGACACGTTTGCTAAAATTCGTGCTAGGGGTCTTGCTCGTGCGATGGCAAATACCAAACAAGTGAAAGCTGCCAATCTGTTCAATAATGGTTTCTCTGATACCATTGGTGATGGAGCGGCATTCTTCTCTGATTCACACCCCACAATTTCTGATGGTAATCAGTCCAACCTTCTTGCGGCTGCTGACCTGACAGAAGCTACTCTTGAGACTGCGCTTACGAGCATCCAAAAAATGGAAGATGATCGTGGTATTCTCATTGGTGCAAGTGCGGTGTCGTTGCACGTACCTGTTGACTCATGGGCGATTGCTGGTCGTATTCTGTCCAGTCCTGGTAACACTCAAACGAGTGCTGCTTCGGCTAACCCGAATACAAACGCAATCAACGTAACCCGAAGCATGGGTATGCTTCCTGAAGGTTACTTTATCAATCGTCGCTTTACGGATACCAATGCGTATTTCATTAAGACTGATGTTCCTAATGGTACAAAAATGTTTGTCCGTTCTCCGCTTCAAACGAAGATGGAGCCTGACTTTGATACTGGCAACCTGCGCTTTAAGGCACGGGAGCGTTACAGCTTTGGTGTTTCTGACTGGCGTGGCTTCTTCGGAAGTGCTGGAACCTAATGGTGAAAGTGGGGGAGTAGTTAACGCTACTCTCCCATTCTTCTAAAGGAGATATTATGGCATCTAATATAAAAGTCGCACACAATGTAAGTAGTGATGGAGCTATCATAACTGGGTTTCGTTATGTAGATGCTCCTACTGTTACATTGGGTTCTGAAGGTGGTAGTGATAATCCTACCCCTACAACCACTCGTATAATTGCTGTACATGCTTATTCTACTATTGTAGGTGACATTGCTATTTCAGGTAGTAAACAGATTACTAACAAGACTGCCAAGGGTAATGCTATTCGCTACAGAGTAGGTGCTACGGATTCTAACGATGCTTACATTGGTGACATGGGCGTTGCTGTGCATGGTATTGTAAGTCTTTCTACTTCTGGTGCAGCAGGTATGGCTCCAACAATTACTTTGTATGTAGGCTAACATGCCTAACTATAGCGATCTTAAAACAGATATCATTAACACTTCTGAGAATGATGGGACTGAGTTTTCTAACCAAGTTCCTAAGTTTATCCAGAAGGCTGAGTTTCGTCTGGTAAAAGAGCTAGATGATTTTGGATTGGATGAATTTACTACTGTATCTGTTTCATCTGGCAATGCTGGTTCTATTTCTCTTAATGATCGTGTTAGAGTTGTTAGAAATCTTAACTTTAAAACTAGCAGTGGAACGAGTGTAACTAATCTATTACCTCGTACTCTAGAATATGTAAATGATTATTGGCCTGTTAGTGCATCTACAGGTACTCCACGATACTATTCACGTAAAAATAATTCAACAATTAAAATTGTACCTACACCTGTTTCAGTAATTACTGTAGAAATACAAACAGCATCTCAACCACTGGCCCTTGCTTCTGCTACAGGGACAAGCGTAACAACCTCAAATTATTTTACAGAGTATTGTTATGATGCTATCTTCTATGGTTCAATGATGGAAGCAACTATGTTTAACAAAGATTGGAATACTCTACCCGTATGGCAAGGTCAGTATACTGCTGCTGTAGGGGCTTTACGTAACCAAGCAAGGCGTACTAGACAGGATGATATGGCTGTTGCTGGCTCTCCTGCTGGTGGTCCTGACGCACTTTTACAAGGAGCAAGCTAGTGGATGAAGATAAAAAATATGCAAGGGCAGTTTTAAAAAATTCTAAGAATAAGGCTAAAATTCCTTTTGTAATAACTACAGATGGTCAGAAAATTACTGTTCCTTCTAATCCAAGTAGAGCAACAATTGATGAAGCTAAAGGTATTCTCTCTAGTCGAGTAGAAAGAGCAGCGGGTAGCAAAGTTTTAAAACCTGTGGATAAACAAAGTAATCCAGGTCTTGCAAAACTACCTACACCTGTACGTAATAAAATGGGTTATCGTAAAGCTGGTGGTAAAGTTATGACTGGTTCGCAACTTGTAGCTTCTTTGTATGACTAATCATGGCTAGTGCTAAAAGTAATATTC